TTAATAGTCGAGCCGTCAAGAATTTGGAATCCGTATAAGTCTCCGCCGACGGTCTTTTGAGGCCAGATAGCCCACGCGTCGAGTACGAGGATTTCCTCGAGAGACATCATCATCCAGTCAATAAAAGTTAAACCGTTAGCGCGGTCTGGGTTCTCCCAGAATTTACGAAGTCGGTAAATCTCGTCCGAGAATTTATCTCGTGCGACGGACATAGCGCGAACGTGGTCTCCGCCAATTTCGGCGATAATCTTTTCCGAAGCGTCCTCGGCGATTACGATATCCCAATCGAGTCCGGAGATTTTCGCCTTTAATACTTCGATACAACGACGGACGATATCTATTTGCTCGGCGGCTCCGCGAAGCGTCTTAAACTGTACGAGCTTCTGCTCGCTTCCGATATTAAGGTTCTGCGCTACTTGGTATTCGTAGCGGCGTGGATCGGGACGACCGTCAGGACGAAGAGGGTTAATAGCGCCCGGAAGGATAGGCATACCCGGACCAAAGGGAACGCCCGCCATAAGAGGGTTACGAGGTAGAGGGACTTGCTGACCGTATACGTTTCGGTTTTGTTGCGCCGAAGTCTGCATTTCGGTTTCCGTCATAGTTACCGTTCCTGCGGGTAAGTTAGACGGAGCTTTATTTATATTATCTGCTACTGCTTTAGCGAAACGGTCGAATAGACCCACGGTTTCTCCTTAGGTAATGCCCCTCGTAATTAGGCAGTAGTAATGATAGCGTGATTACACCGCGGGCATAATTTAGTTCCGCGTTGTAAAGGTAATCTACACGACGGGCAGAAATCCGCAAGTAACGAAAGAGAACGCATAGCGACGGAGCCGCCCATTAACTCGGTTATCGCCCATACCATAGCGTCCATACGGTCAGGCGAAGTATTCGATTCCGGTTGCCACGAGACTAACTCATCTTCGAGTTTAGGAAATCCTCCGACCATGTGTAAGCGCTTCTGCTCGCTAAGAGCGGAGACGGGTTCGGCGCGAACCTTCTTACCTCGGGACGCCGTTACCTTTCGATACGGAATACTTGAGTCGACTTGCCGCAAGACTGCTTCGACCATATCTCCGCCGTTATTAACTTCGGCGACGATTCGATCGCACTTCCACTTCCGGTATAGCTCGACGGCTTTACGCGCCCATAGCTCCGGAGAGCCTTTCATAGTCGCGTCCTCGAGAACGTAGTAGTGACCGTCAGGCGTAGCGCCCGCGACGATAATTCCGGTTTCGTCCGACGATTCCCCGCTCGTTACGGCAGGGTCGAGAGCGACGACGATTCGGTAGTAAGGCGGAGCGTCCTCGGGACGGATACGAGCTTCCTCGATTAAGGCTCGAGTCCATAGAGCGCCTTCGGTATCTTCGAGGACTTCTCCGTATAGCTCCTGCCGACCTAAGCGAGTTCCGTCGTAGCGAGCCTTTAGTTCTAAGAGCGCTTGCGGCGCGAGGTTAGCGGCGTTATCGAAGGTAGAGCCTCGAACGACTTTAACGGTTCCGTCGGTTCTACCCGATAGGTTACGGATAAGCGGGATAGGTCGAGGCGTCGTCGTAATAATCGTTCTCGGGTGGTCGCCGAGACGTAAACCGAATTGGAGCTGGTCCCACGTATCCGGATAGCGCCACGCGGCTAATTCGTCGCACCAAGCGCCGTGGTGTTGAGGTCCACGAAGGCGGTCGGGTTCGTCGGCGGAGAAGAGCTTTATCCGCGATCCGTTAGAGAGCGTAATCTGACCCTGAGAGCGGTTATAGTCGGCGAGCGCCCCGTAGCTACGGAGGATATTTATAATTCCGGACTCACCTTCGGCGCAGACGTCTCGAACGTCGCTAAAGGTCGGAGCGACGATAGCCCAACGGGTGTTATTCCTCGATAGAGCTTCCCACGCTAGCCACTCGGCGGCGGTACGAGTCTTACCCGCTCCGCGACCCGCTAGATAGAGATAGATAGACCAATCTTCGTCATCACTCGGTAATTGCTCGGGTCTCGCTAGATCCGTCTCCCACGCTATCCGACGATTCTCGTACCGCTCGTATAGTTTGGATAATCTCGCGTGTTCTCTCTCGTAGAAGGTTTCCGTCATATTGGGTCACCTCCGTCTCGGTCTTAATAGGCGCGTCTAGTCCGTAGAGCTTCGAGTCGCGTTCGAGGATTCGTAGCATACGGTCGATAGCTTGTAAGTCTCCGGCGAGAACCTTATTCCATATCGCCGATAACGCCGTCTCGAGTCTCGCTCTATGAAGCGCTCTTCCCTCGTTCGCTAGGGTTTCGTCCTTAATCCTATCCATAGCCCGCTTAAACGCCGCGTGAGCGCCGGAGGGATAGGCGTAACCTAAACGAGTCGCTATTTGGTCAAAAGTTAATCCCGCTTGACGGTAGCGAAGGACTTGCCGCTCCTTCTCGATTAGCTCGGCGTCGAGGGTAATTACTTCGGGTTCGCTCATGATTACATTGTAACCTTACGGAGTATCGAGTCTCGAATAGTCTCGGCTATCGCTTTAGCCATAAGAGGAGGGACGCTTCGACCGATTCTCTCCCACCGTTGCGCGAAAGTACCCGTTAGCTCGAAGTCGTCGGGGAAACTAGAGACGCGGCGTAATTCCTTAAGGTTAAACTTCCGCTTCTCGTACGGGTGGGTAATAGAAGCGAGTCCTACGTTTCCTCCCGAGGCGGTAATAGTCCCGATAGGCTTATAAGCGTAAGGTTTAACGAGCTGAAAGTATTTCTCGCTCTGTCCGCCTTCCTTTAGGTTCTCCCACTCTTTCCCGACGGCGTTACCGAGAGCTATCGAGTATCCGGTCTCGGGGTCGATAAACGGATCCTCGGGCTTATCTAGGGTAGCTACGGCGTCGTTATAGGAGTAGCGATAGGTAAAGGGTTTAGGAAACTCAGGCTTTACGCCGAATTTCTCTACGAGGTCGTTACGGACGCCGATAAGGATTAAGCGCTGACGGGCTTGCGGGACTCCGAGATAGCTCGCGTCAAGGATTTTAGCCTCTACGGTATATCCGGCGGCTTTTAGCTCCTTAAGGATTAGCTTAAAGTAGCCGATAGCTTTTCCCTTAACTAAGCCGGTCACGTTCTCGGCGATAAAGACCTTAGGTTGTAATCCTTCTACTAGGCGCGAATACTCGAAGAAGAGGTCGTCCGCCTGTTGCTCGCTATCGGAATACTTCTTAACCTTGCCCCACGCCTTTTCGCGTACGCCAGCGGTCGAGAAGCTCGAGCAGGGAGGAGAACCCTCGAATAAGTCTAGCTCTCCCTTTTCTAGTCCTAGAGTCTTAAGGATTTCTTCCGCCGTAATCTGACGAATATCTTCCTCGGTAAGAATAACTCCTGGGTGATTAGCTCTATAGGTATTACGAGCTTCGGCGATAAATTCATTAGCCCAGAGAAGATTAAACCCTGCCATTTCGAAGCCTAAGCACGATCCGCCGCACCCCGAAAAGGTCGAGACCATAGTAAAGCCGTTAGAGCCTTTTACCTTAGCGATTTCCGCCATAGAGGGAACCGAGTACGTCACTCCTTAACTCCGAACCAACCCGAGAAGTTAAGGTGACGCCAATACGAATCGACGTGACTAAATCCGGCGCGCTCGAGTAAATCGACGTTCCACTCCGAGGTAACGGGAACGAGGACTCCTTCTAGGCTTCGACGCTTAGCCGTTATCTGCTCCTGCGTATATCCGTTCTCGCCTTTACGGTCGAGATAGGTATTAACGAGTAATTCGTCGGCGTAAGAGTCGGCTCCGAGGATTTTCTCGACGAAGAGGAATACTCCACCCTCGACGGTATTCTTAAAGACGTTAGCGATAATCTTCTGCCGGTACTCGATAGGTACGAATTGCAGGGTAAGAATCGAAAGGGTAACCGAGGCGCGAGCTTTCGGGTATTCGTCTCGTAGGTCTAAGTTCTGAATATCTGCCTCGGGTATTTTTACCTTAGCGACTTCTATCATAGGCTCGGAGACTTCTACTCCGATATAGCTATTAGCCTTACCGAGAACGTCGATAATCGGCTTTAGTCCGGTTCCGCGAGAACACCCTAAATCGACTATCGAGGTTCCGGGTTGCGCGAAGCGTAGAGCGAGTTCGGTCGTATTACGGCGCATACCGAAATAGTCGGGAATCGAGCGCTCGAGCATTTCGTCAAATACGTCGGTTACTTCGTCGTTAAACTTCCACTTATCGCCGGCGACGATATTATCGCGGAAGGTCACTTAGAGGATCCGTTCCACTCGTAGCCGCACTTCGGGCAAGCGTGCGAGGTCGCCATAGTTTCGTCGTAGCTCTTAAAATCCTCGATAGGTTCTTCCTCGGTATCGAGCTTAGGAAGGTTAAAGCCTAAATCCTCGACGTTAAGGGTTTCCTCGAGTTCGAACAGTTGTTCGGATAGTCTCTCTAAATCCCACTCGGCGAGTTCGGCGGAGCGGTTATCGGCGAGCGCGTAGGCGCGGATAGTCTCTTCGTCCCAATCCTTCGGGGTCTCGACTACGGTAATTTCTTTCCAACCGAGGTACTGCGCGGCTTGTAGCGTTCCGTTACCCGCGATAACGATATCGCCTGATATCACTATCGGTTTACGTTGCCCGAAGCGCTTAAGAGACTCGGCGATAACGCTTATATTCTTCTCGTTATGCTTCCGAGCGTTCTTAGGGTCAGACCGTAAGCTCTCGATTCGTACGAGCTTGCTCTGCATTTTTAGCCTCTATCCTCGCGTCTAGTAAATCATCTAAGCTCTCTAGAAGAATCTGTTTCCTCTGCCGAGTCATACGGTTACCGAATACGTCTACTTTTAACATCATAGAAATATGTCGGATAGCTTCGTCGATATCGGCGAGAGTTATATCTTCTTCTATCGTAAACATAGAGACATTTTATCGTTGCTTACGCGCCTCGCGTTTAGCTTTATAGTCTCTAACTTCCTCGGCGATATAGAAAACCGCTTTACCTTCGCGTTTCTTCCACTTAATAGATCCGCGGTGTTGTAGTTGCCGAAGGTTATTCATATTTACCCCGAGGAATTCGGCGGTAGTAGCGCAGTCCCAGAATTCTTCTACCACGGAGCTTCCTCCGAGTGAACGCTAGCGACGTGCGGAGCCTGATTCTTAGGAGAACGCGGAACGATACCGAAGCTCTTTCCGGTTACTTCGAGAGAAGTCTTTTCTACGCCGTCCTTAGTCGTATAGGTCGATTGTTTAAGAATTCCGTTAAGAAGGATACGGTCGCCCTTCTTAAGGCTATCCATAACGAGGTCGGACTTAGAATTCCAGAACGCGACTCGAAGCCATACGGTCTCGCCTTCGCCCTTAGCCTTGCTATACGGGGTATACGCGAGAGAGAAAGTAGCTAGCGATTCGTCTTTCGCAAACTTTAGCTCGGGATCGGTTCCGAGATTGCCTTCTACGATAATTTCCATTTATTCCGCCTCCATAAGTAATTTAACCGAACCGTCGTTTAATAGTAATACTTGCGTCCCGTCGGGTCGAGTAAAAGGATATTCGTCCGGTTCGCTCCAACTCGGACACATATAGCCTTTAGCCTCTGCCGCCTTCGGGTTTAGGTGAACACTATCACTAGATAGATTATGGCACGAGTGGTGAATCCGAATTAAGTTCGAGGCGGAATCTTTCCCGCCCCGAGACTTAAGTTTCCGGTGGTGAAGCGCCATAGACTCCGTAGCGGGTAAACCGCAGATTTCGCAGTAATACCCCGCACGTCCCTCGACTAGCTCTACGAGCGCCTTATCCACCGAACCTCGTTAATACCACGCGTTCCCGCGTCGTTGTTGATTTTTCCAGAACGTCCATGCTTTACAGGGAGTTCCATAGCGAACCGTAATATATCTTAATCCCGCGTTAATCTGCATAAGCGGATCCTTAGGACGGACGGGGTAGTGGTAATGCTCCCACGTCGCGTTTAGGAATTGCGGAATCCCGAAGGC